ATGAAATACTATTTTAGATTTGATCCAGACAGTGGAGAAGTGCTAGAGTTCAGTATAGAAAAGAAAGGTAATTGTGTAGAGATATCAAAAGAACTTGCAGACAAGTTGTATGCAGGACAAACAAATTATATTTTTTATAAAGTTATATTAGACAAAGATGGATACAAAGCAGTGCCTAAGAATGCTGTTGAAAGCAAGACACATACAGAAATACATCAGAAAGATATAGTGAATACTAATTTGTATGAAATAAAATCAAACACAAATGATTCTTGTATTAGATTTAATTTAAACATGACTAAAAAGGAATGGAATATATCAATAGACAATGATTTAAAATCATCGTTGCAGAATAGTGTAGATGCTAATAACGAATATGAATTCTTTGCAACTGATGATAGCAATACATCAATACCAGCATACAGTTTTAGAATTAAACTGCAAAATCTATTTGATAATAATATTACAATACCGCACACAGTTGATTATGTTCCAAAAATATTTTGCAGAAAAGTCTTTAATTATGCATATGAGGTCACACAATGATATTAAAAATTTCTGATATAGATTTTGTGTTTTTAAGTTTTGACGAACCAAATGGTGATAAAAACTTTGCTGATTTAAAAAAGAAAGTGCCATGGGCAAAACGTGTACATGGTGTAGAGGGATTTGATTCTGCACATAAAAAAGCAGGTGAAATATCCGAATCACAAAGATTTATTACAGTAGATGCAGACACACAGATTGATGAAGAGTTTTTATCAATGCTTGTAGACTTTAATAGTTTAGGAATAGATGACACATACACATTAAGTTGGTGTGGTAAAATTGACCTAAATGGATTGCAATATGGCAATGGCAGTTTAAAATGTTGGACAAAGGAATTTGTAAAAGAAATGAAAACTCATGAAAACCACGATGGTAAAAATAAAAACGTAATTGAGTTTTGTCACAATCCTAAATATTTTCAATTTAATGAAAACTTTTCAACAAGTTTTATAAATGGTTCGGCTTATCAGGCATGGAGAGCAGGATTCAGAGAAGGCGTAAAAATGTCTTTAGATAAAAACAATAAACTACAAAATTTAAAAGATGGTTGGTGGCAAAACTATCAAAGACTGCTTGTTTGGATGTCAGTTGGTGCAGATGTTGAATACGGCATTCACGCAATACATGGAGCAAGATTAGGATGTTATCTAACAAGTTGTACAGATTGGGACTTCACAAAAGCAAACAATTATAGATTTTTTCAACAGTATTGGAAGTTTGAAATGCATGACGATAACAGGACTCCTGACTTTTACAAAGAAAGTGTAGAATTAGGACAAAAAATATTAGAACAACATGATATAGAATTAAGTGCTGAGCCTTTCAATCCAGCACAAAGTAAAACTTTTAAAGAAGTGTATTTGAATACGCCAAGAATATGGAAAAGGAGATTCAGGAATGTTTGATATATTTTTTATATCATATCAAGAACCTAATGCAGATGTAAATTTTGCAATACTGCAAGAAAGATTTCCTATTGCTCAACGAGTGCATGGTATTAAAGGTATACACCAAGCACATAAAGAAGCCGCCAAAAAAGCACTGACAAAAATGTTTTATGTTGTAGATGGTGATGCTTTAGTGGAAGATGATTTTAATTTTGATTATGAAGTACCACAAAAAGATATGAATGCTGTTCATGTTTGGAGAAGTAAAAATCCTGTAAATGAATTAGTGTATGGCTATGGTGGAGTAAAATTATTACCAACAAAACTTACACTAGACATGGATTGTGCTTCAACAGATATGACAACCAGCATTAGCAATAGGTTCAGACCTATGGAGCAGATATCTAATACGTCTCGTTTCAATAGTACACCATTCAATACTTGGAAAAGTGCATTTAGAGAATGTGTAAAATTATCAAGCAAAGTGATAGACAGGCAAGATAATAAAGAAACTGAAGCAAGATTAGATGTGTGGTGCAACAATTCAAATGACAGTATTGCTATTGCGGGTGCAAAAGCAGGAAGACAATATGGTGAAGCGAACAAAAATAACAAAGAAGCATTAGCGAAAATTAATGATTTCGATTGGTTAAAGGAACAATACAATGACAATCCCATTTAATAAGATTGTAAAATTTGGACAAAGCACAATGCTTGAAAAAGATTTATTCAATGTCAGTTGGATATTGAGTAGATTCTGCAATTATAATTGTTCCTACTGCTGGCCCTATGCACATAGTAATAAACCAGATCATAGACCTTTGGATCAATATAAAAAAACAATAGATGAAATAAAAAGACAAGCAAGAGATAATGGTTTTACAGATTTTCATTTTAGTTTTTCAGGCGGTGAACCAACTGCGTATAAAAAATTTTTAGAATTAATTGATCATTATAATCAAGATCCTGATGCAAACTATCAAAGTATTCATATGACGACTAATCTAAGTCCTGGTATGAAATGGTGGGAACGTTGGTTAGATGCAACAAAGCAATTAACTAGACGATCAATTACAGCAAGTTTCCATCATGAATTTGCAAATGAACAAGAGTTTGGCGATAAAATTTTAATGCTTACGGATCACAATGTATTTGTAACAATAAATCAAGTGATGGTGCCTGAATTATTTGACGAACTGTATGCTAGATGTAAAAGATTTAATGAAAGAGGAATAAATGTTACTTTGAAACCTCAGAGTGATCCTACAGCAAGTTTTATTGTTGAAGGATACACTGAAGCACAAAAAGAACTTTTACAGCAAGGTTTTCCACAGCAGTTTCCAGAAAAATATTACAATAATTTTGATAGTTTCGAATCTAATTGGGCAGATAGAATAGACAATAAAATATATCAACTAAAACTAATAGATGATAAAAAGAAAGAATATTATCTTGATCAAGCAGAAAGATTAAATGCTTTTGGTTTTAATAAATTTCAAAATTGGACTTGTAATGCAGGGTATCAAAGTTGTATTGTAAGGGAACCAGGTGGTGAAGTAAAAAGAGCCTACAGTTGTAATGATCAACATTTAGGAACAATAGACGAAGGATTTAAGTTATTCAATGCACCTATGCCATGTATCACACCTAGTTGTGTTAGTAGTGCAGATAGTAAAATACCTAAAAAGAAAGAATGTCCTTGTGGACGTTCACCAACTGGCAGATGTTGTGGTTGGCACAATCTATCTGAAGTTGATTACAAAAATAAATTAGAGGAATATTACGCCAATGTATAATTTAAAAGATATAAAAGATGTGCATTTTGAAATAACCAGTAAGTGCCAAGCAAAATGTCCTATGTGTCCAAGACGTATTGCAGGTGGCCCTTTAAATCCTTTTATTAAATTAGATGAAGTTTCTTTAGAAACATTTAAAAAATGGTTTCCAGAATCATTTATAAAACAATTGAACAGTATGTTTATGTGTGGAAATCTTGGCGATCCTATCATAAGCAAAGATACATTAGAGATATATCAATACTTGCGTGAAGTAAATCCAAATATCAGTCTTGCCATGCACACAAATGGCAGTGCAAGAGATCCTAAATGGTGGGAACAAATTGCAAAAGCAAGAGTAAAAGTAACTTTTGGATTAGATGGATTGCAAGACACTAATCATCTATATAGAATATCTACAAATTTTGATAAGATTATTAAAAATGCAAAAGCATTTATAGATGCAGGAGGATTCGCCAAGTGGCATATGTTGGTATTTGAACACAACGAACATCAAGTAGAAGAAGCAAGACAAATGGCTCAACATTTAGGATTTAAAACATTCACTACTAAACACACTTCACGATTTAAAGGAGATTATTTACAAGTGATTGATGAAGAAGGAAAACCTTTGCACAAATTAAGACCAACAGAAAAAAGTTCAAGCATGATACCTTTAGTTGAACAATCGCAAAAAGAAACTAAACCAACTATTGTGTGTAAAGCAGTCAAATACAAACAAATTTACGTGAGTGCTTGTGGTAATGTATCACCGTGTTGCTGGCTTGATATGGAATGGATTCCGCCAATGCAAGAATCAAGAATAGATTATATGAAGAGAATTGGAGAATTTCCGAATTTAAATACAAGTAGTTTAGAAGAAATATTTGAAAAAGGATTTTTTAATAAAATTGAACAGACATGGAATGAAACACCATTGCAAGAATGTTCTAAACAGTGTGGATCATTTGACAAACTAGGAGAGCAATTTGAAAATTGATATTAAAGACGTTTTGTTTTGGATGGATGCAATCAGAAATTCTGATGACAGATATCGTACACTTGAGAGTTTCTGGAAAGGTCAAGTGAACAGTAAGTTATGGTTAATTGACAATCTAAAGCACTATCACAATCCACATCCTTATAATATATTACTGTGTGGTGGCTGGAATGGAGTGTTAGCAACACTATTGTTCAATACTGATTTAAATATTTCTAAAATTACAAGTATGGATATCGATCCCAAATGTGAAAAGATCGCTTGTGATATAAACAAAGCATACGAAATTGAAGGCAAATTTAAAGCAATTACAAATGATATGTTAGACTACAAAGAATATGACAATTATAATTTAATAATCAACACTGCTTGTGAACATATGACACAAGATGATTTTAACAAATGGATAGATTTACTGCCGACTACAACAAGGATTATATTACAAAGTAATGATTATTTTGCACACAAAGAACATATTAATTGCAAAACAAATTTAGATGAATTTAAAAACGGTTGTGGTATTGATGTAAACTTTGCGGCAGAATTGCCAACGGACAAATATAAAAGATTTATGATAATGGGAATTAAAACATGAAAGCACCAGTAAATTTTTCAGATAAGGTTGCTTATAGAATTACAATGTTTTTGCGTTGGATAGCAGATACTTTTTTCAAAAAAAGGTACGGACACAGAGCAGTTGTTTTAGAAACTGTTGCAGGTGTGCCAGGAATGGTTGCAGGTATGTGGAATCATTTACGTAGTTTAAGAAAAATGAAACCTGATGACAGAGGTTGGATTAAAACACTATTAGCAGAAGCAGAGAATGAACGTATGCATCTTATGATTTTTATTCGCATAGCAAAGCCTAATTGGTTTGAACGTTGGATGATTATCACAGCACAATTTATATTTTGGCATTTTTATATGTTCTTGTACATATTTTTTCCGCAGTGTGCTCATAGAATGGTTGCATACTTTGAAGAGCAAGCCTGCATAAGTTATACAGAGTACTTGAAAGAAATAGATGAGGGAAGAACAGAAAATATTAAAGCACCTAAGATAGCAATTGATTATTATAATTTGCCTAAAGACGCAAGGTTGCGTGATGTTGTAATTGCAGTAAGAAAAGACGAAGAAGGACATCGAGATGTAAATCACGATATGGCAGATCAAATTAGAAGCAAAAAAGCAGGACTTATATCATGATTATGAGTAATAAAGACATAGAAGAATATCATAACATTGGATTAGACACTGCAACAAAAGTGTTTAATAAATTTAAAGATGGAAGTTTAGATTATTTAGAATTAGATTTAAATTTTAATGATTACAAAGTGAAAACTGAATTTAATAACATTGAACCTTATTATGTGGAACACAGGGAAGATGAAACACATAAAGGTTGGGAAAGTTGTTGTTTGCATGGATTAGGTATTGATCAAACTAGAGTGGCAAAAGAATATGGATATGATGACGAACTTAATGCTCCGTATGATTGGACAGCGTTACAAAAATTGGCTCCAACAGCGAAAAAATTCTGGGAAGATTTTCCAGCAGAAAAATATAGTCGAATAAGATTTATGAAACTAAAACCAGCAGGCATGATAGACTGGCATAATGACGATCCTGGCACACCATTACCAGATGACTTATGTGAATATCTTATTCCAATAAATGTTGCAGTATTACATCCTGCTTTATGTTACATGGAAATTGAGCCTGAAAAAATAATACCGTGGAAACATGGCAAAGTATTTTTAGTAAATATTTTAAAGAATCATAGAGTTGTGAACAATTCTAATGTAGATAGAATACACATGATTGCCCAAGCACATATTGGAAACAAAAGACAAGCATTCAACGACTTGCTAGATAGGAGTATTAAAAAATATGGCGTTTCTATTTGAAGCACAGACAAAAGAAAAGAAAAATATAGTATTCATTTGCAACACTAATTTTCATCAAATAGATAATATTAGTGCAAAAGAAACAATTATGAATATTTCAGAGTATCAAATTAGCAATATCACAAGCAAAGGTTATGACTGTTATGTTGCCATTAGCGAAGATACAACTTTACAAAAGGTTGTAGACGATTATGATTATGCTGTATGTTACAGCACGGATACGGAGTTTGAAGGAGATAAGTTTTTCGAACATCTGCATGAATTAATTAAATCTGAATTTTTAGTTGCAGGACACATCTTAGATAGAAAAGAAGGTTGGTATGAAATCCATGAACAATGCTATGTTTTAAATTTAAAGAAATACAAAGAATATGAGTGTCCTGAAATAGGAGAGGCTAAAAGAAATGCAGAACATTTTGAAACAGTGCCAATAAGAAGTGATGAAAACTTTCATGATGATCATACTCCTCTTTGGATTAAACCTGGTATTGAAATGGAAAAATACAAACACAAATGGCATGGCTGGAATCTTTTAAGAACTGCGTTTGATAACAAAGAAGAAGTTCTTGTGTTTGATGAAAATATAAGACACTCAAAGAGATGTTATTATGCCGCACACGAAACTGATTATATTGAAAACAGTAGTCATATTTTAAAAAAATATAACCTGAGTGCAAGTAGATTGTTTTATCCAATTAACACAGAGGAAGTTGTGCCATTACCAGATTTTGTTGGCCCTGTCAAACAACTAGTCACACCTGCAAGTGGATTTAATTGGTTAAAATATCTAGACAAATATGGATATGATGAAGACACTGAAGTAATATTTTATGATTACAATCCTAATGCATTATATTATATGCAAACCATAATAGAAAAATTTGAAGGTGGAGATTTGCATAAGTTTTTAAAACAAAATAACACACACAGAACACCTGATTGGATTAATAGTAAAAAAGATATTGCAGACTATATTAGTAAAATTGGAGGTTTGTTAACATTAAGAAGTAAATTAAAATTCAAATATGTTGAGTGTGACCTTTTAAATGAATTCAATCTTAAAATAAAGAATCACAAAGGCACAATCTTAAATATTAGTAATATATTTGCTTATGAACCAACAGCGGCAATGGTTCCAACAAAGCAAAGAGTATTCAGAGAAAACAAATTAATTAAACTGCTAAATGAAAAGTATGACAAAATCCATTTAATTGCATCTATGCACTCGTGGACAGGTTTTGTAGATTATCCTATGTTAGCAGGTCCAGTTACAAAATTTACTGAGTGTGATATAGAATCAATGAGAGCACCATTATGGCGCTTTGGTAAAGATTGGAAAAATCCAAAGGATCCTTATGAAGATGAAGAATAGTTGTACTTTTTGTATGCATCCTTTCACAGGACTTGCTACTAGAGAAGATGGAGCAATAAAAGTTTGTTGCAGAAGTTTGCCTATAGCAAACATAAAAGATATGAGTTTAGAAGAAGCCTGGAACTCAGATGCAATGAAAGAAGTAAGACGACAAGTATTAAATGACGAAAGACCTGATGTGTGTCAACCTTGTTTTGATTTAGAAGATCAAGGAGTACAAAGTCTAAGACAAAGACACATTACAGATTCTTCACCTGAATCAAGAAGCAATTTGTATCCAAATGCATTAGACAGTTTACAGAGTGATTATTCAATGCCATTTGAATTGCCTACCATGGAGATAAAAATTAACAATCTATGCAATCTTAAATGTAGAATGTGTAACCCTTTAGATAGTACACAATGGAAAGATTGGAGCAGTATTGTATCGCACTATGAAAAAGAAGGAAATTATCTTGTAGACGCAGTAAAAAGTTTAGGATTAGAAAAAGCACCATATGTTGGTTTATTTGAGGATAAGTTACACTTCTGGGAAAATCTTGAAAAACTTTTACCTTATTTCAGACGTGTAGAATTTGCTGGAGGTGAACCACTTATGGATCCATCACATTATAAAATTTTAGATTTACTTTCGAAAAACGGAAAAAATATTGAAATAAAATATGCCACTAACGGTACAACATTAGGAATTAAAGGTGGGAGAACTGTGCATGAGTATTGGCCCAAATTTAAAAGTGTTGCTGTAAATGTCAGTATAGATGGATTGCATGACACATATGAATATATCAGAGGTAATGGCAAGTTTTCTGAAGTTGAATACAACATAAAAGAAATGAAAAAGATACCAACAGTAAGTCGTATTGTAGGAGCATT